CCGTTGTGCCAAGCCGTCCGGCTATTTTGTCGTTTACCGTTGGATCGGTTTCACCGATAGTTTGGAACATTACCGGTGCTCGATTACCGAGCGGAAGTGCCACGGCTGTACCGCGTTGTGGTGCTGGCAGGCAGGATGTGAAGTAGTCGAAACGCTTACCGCGTTTCAGTGGTGCGAAGTCGTACCCGAGCGTACCGTCGGGTCCGTTGTCGGTGTTAAAGGCGATTGAATTTTGCAGTGTCGCAGAGCGAAACCAGTCGTTGTATATTTTTCGATAGGCCCTAAAGGGCAATGAGCTGATGTTGGTGGTGTCCGCTACGATTCCGAGCGGTAAACCGAAGTAGTCGCCAAGGTCACCCACCACGACTGGATTTGCGCTGTTAAGAAGCGGGATAGTGAAGCTTATAGAATCGCCCGGGTTATCTTGGGCCCCGTGGAATTTTTCGTGATTGTCCCAGATGGTTCGATACGCGACGAAGAACGCGAACGTATCGAAGTACAGATTGTCGAGGATCGGTTCTAGTGGTGTTGCCAGCCGCATGAAGAAGTTGGTATTTACCCGGAACGTGTCCCCGGGAATAACGTCTATTGGCTGGCAGATCGGCACCAGAAAATCGGCGTCAAACGCCGTTTTGTTACCGTGTGACAGATTGAAGGTCGAGCGTGGTACCGACACGCTCGGAGTTTGGGAGAAATCGTGTTGTGATTTCATGATTCTGTTAGTCCTACTGGGTAGATTTTTTTGTCTTTCGGGTTCTGTCCCGAGAGTGCGATGATTTCTAGGGCAGTCGCCAACGATTCGTTTTCTTCGTTGGTCAGCTTGCCCGTATTGTCGTCAAAGGTTCCCAGACGACAAAGTGTATAGTCTTCGGGATGTTTGCCGATCGGTGAATCGACGTCTAAAGCGACGTCTTGAAACGATCGTTTCACTTCACCGTCGGATTGCCCGAAGAAGGGTTTTTGGTAGACACCTGCAGCGGTGTCATAGATTGCATAGAGTTGCGTTTTCATTTTAGAGATTCCTCGTTAATTGGTTTTGCTTTGCCCGTGCGTTAATGTATTTGTCCCGGAGTCTTTCGGGTGTGAAGTCTTCTGCATGTGATGTGATAAAAGCATGTCTAAGTTCGCTAATAAGTTGTCGAGTATCTGGATCCTCGGAGGCCAAGATATTTGTATAGTAGCGGGGGACGAGTTGAACGACGCCGTGTCCCGGGACCGGCGATTCGTCTGATGGGAAGAAGTCTTTTTTATATTTCGCATAGTAGCCTGCGCCTAAGCCGCAGGGAGCCTTTCGGCCAGTCGACATACGTATGAACTCGGGAAGTATCCAATACGCTTCGCCGTATTGGTCGCACCGTAAGTAGTGATCCACGGCCCTTTTGCCCGTGATTTTTTTAAGCGAATAGCCCGCCGTGTAGCTGGCATTTCGGAATGTAAGTGGAGCAACGGTAGAGAAACCATGAGGCCATAGTTTCTCCAGTGAAGGACTTGTATATGTGACCAACCCTTCTTCATCGTAGAAAAGGGTTTGGTCGTCAAAGGAATGATTGAACAGACAGATATGATAGTGGGGACGTTGATTTTCGTCACCGTATTCTCCGCAGTAAAAGTAGCGGATTTTTTGTGGGTTTTGTTTGCGTAAAGCGCGAACGAATTTTGATACGTCCGAAGGTCGGAGCGAGTAGTCCTCTGGAATGTAGTGTCCGTTTTTAAGTTGTTTGGCTGTGCACTCGCTGGGGTCTCGATATGTAAGAGTAGCCCACGAATTGCCGTACTGATCGTCATACAGAAAGGCCTCGTGGCAGATGCGGATAGCCCACATTGTGCGATGATCCACACGACAACCAAGGCACTGCCCGCAAGCCACTTCCAGTGCTTGCGCAGTGCCTGTTTTATTGAAGGTGAGACCACCGGTTGCGATATCCTTGTAGCCCTTTAGCGGGCTGAAGCAGGGCATGATTTGTTGATTTTTCAGACGTTTAAGCTAGCTCGAGTAACGTTTACAGACGATACCCGCCTCGTTGCGAGTTTTTGCGGTGCGAGCGCGCCCCGCGTTTGAAGTTTCGTTTTGATGAGCGTCGGCTCATTTTTCTACGTCGCATTATTTTGCTCCTTGAAGTTGCAGAGGTCCGCCATATTTTTGACGGTTTGAGAAGATACCTCTGGAATTTTTGTAATTAGATAGGAGCTGTCTCCGTCCGTCCCGCATTGCAGGGACGTCACGGAGCAGCCCATTGACGCTGCAACGAGGACGAGCAGCGGGAATAGTTTGAGTTGAATTTTCAATGCTTTCTCCCGTTTGGAGAAGATTTAAAGTTGAGCGAGGATTGAGGCTTGTGAGCATCCTACGCTTTTTACGGTCCTGTGGACCTGATTTATTAACAGAGGGTGGTTTTTCCCTCTATGTTGTTGTTTTGGTTTATATTTTAGTTTTTTAATGATTGATCCCCGGGAGCATCGGCGTTTACGCTGCGCTAAGCCGCCGACGAGCCCGGTGATCTTATATTATTTTTTGTTTTTTGGCGCATGGTGGGACCAGTGCGCCAGTACAGTGTCTAGTAGAGCTGTACTGACGTCGTTTTTACTCCTTTTTGAGAGCCTCAGCCTTCGCTGGTGGCTCTTTTGGGGTGTCGACCGGTGTCTCCCCCTTTGGTTTTTGACTCGCTATTAGCTCGTTTGCGGCCTTTAGAGCGACCTCTAGGTCGGCGTCCGGTGCCGCCGCATCGGGTAGTTGTTTGCCCGGTTTGGCAAGGTGTGGCAGGCCGTAGTCCGTTTTCGCGAGATTCTCCGGTTTGTTCACATGTTCGAAGAATGCCGCGGGTGATTGGCCGAACTCCTTTCGGACTTCGGCAGGTAGGGCGTCGAAGATCATCCGCCCTTGAGTTAGTTTTTCTGTTTGCTCATGAAAGTCAAAATCTGAGTAATCGGCGTACACGCCTTCAAATTTTTCTACATGAGAGATGGTCCCGGCTTTATCAGCCCGGGCCATTATATTTTGAATGTTCGTTTCGGCTTCGAAACTTTGTTTCGTTAAGCCGTCGTCATAGACGAGAGGGGGAACGAGTGCCAGCATTTGCACTCGATTGAGTTTTTTTCCTGACGCTAGTTTGCGTATTTGTAGAGACATTTTATTTCCAGTGGAGTCGTTTAAAGATTGCGAAAATTTCGCGAATCATTTTTTCAGAAGGTTGCCGACCGTAGTTTTTTCGGTATTGATTTATGAATTGTTCCGTGCCTTGCATGGCAGTTTTTTGTGCGTTTTTTGGAGATCGACGCACCAACGAAGTTGTAGAGCTTGCGCCGAATTTTTGTGCGATCCAATCCAATGCGGATTTGGAATCGCGTCCAGTTTGTTCCAGTAGTGATTGCGGTTCGATATCGCCTTTCATAATGCGCTTCGCGCCTGCATCGGCTTTATCCAGAACCGTACCCGCCGCTTGACCAGCTCGCGTAGCGGGAGTGATGACATCTTTTTTTGCGATGTCCAGCAGTCTAACTGCCTCCATGTTTTTGATAGTTTGTTTTTGTAAACTGACTGCCAAGCCAGTTCCCGCGGCTTTTGTGCCGCTCTCCACCGCCGCGCCGCCGACGTTGCCCATTTGGGCCAGCGAGCCGGCGGGAGAAGACGCGTCAAACTTGCCCGCGAGGATTGGATTGAGGCCGCCTTTTTTTAGGTCGGCCATACGGCGTTGAACGGCCGTGCTTGACATACGTTCCTGAAAGGCACGATTTTCCCTCGCTATACGCTCGTTAGATTTATTCGCGGCGTTTTGGCCTATCCCTCCTGCGAGGGCCCCAAATACGCCAGCTCCGAATGTGCCCCAGCCCATTAGAGTCTAGATAGTCCGGGAACGCCGAAGGTTGGCAGTGGCCGGGCTGCTCTGATGTGATGATAGAAATCCGCAATCATGTGCGGTTCAGAGGGGATAGCAATAGCCCTGTCGAGTGGAACTCCGAGGTTTGCAGTGATGAATGTACTGCCGAGCGTCGGCAGTGTCGCAAAGTCTTCTGACAGATGCCAAGAGGCAAGAGTACTGGGTGCGTCGGGGCGCATTATCCCAGTGATTTTAGAGTTAAGGAAACGGTGTTCATCGTATCGGCCTTGGTAGCCGAAAACGAGAATGTCGTTAGCGTCACTTGAAAGCCAGATTTCTTGATTAAGCACGGATTGTTCGCCGATGTTAACGAGTTCTGGATATACGAACTCATACCGGGTTTGTTTACTCCAGTAGCGGTCCAGACCTTGAGAGTAAGAGATATCGGCGCGGAGATTTCCTAGGATTATTATTACCCCGTGCTCGACAAACGATTTTGTCCATGAGTGATTGCCAGAGGCCGTGCCATAAGCGGCGAGATTGCCTAGTTTGTCGTTTGCCACGGGTGTTGGTTGAGCAGATTGCTGTTGTACCGGAGTGATATTTATCAACGTGCTTCCGCCGCCGAGATACTCAGCTCTTTGTAAGCGGAAGTCCGGTGAAGTTACGCCCCACCGTGCTTGAAGGGACTCGACGTAGCGAGTACCCGCCCGGGCGTCGCGCTCAAGAACGTGTTGCGTGGCGAATGCCAGCCGTATGTCGTTGACTGTTGATGATGTAGCGCCCGATAGATCGGCGTACATGTTTGCCGCCGCCGTAGTTGTGGCGGAGATATCCGCCTGGGAGCCTGCGGTGTCTATTTGATGGAAGACCGCCGTTGTGCCAAGCCGTCCGGCTATTTTGTCGTTTACCGTTGGATCGGTTTCACCGATAGTTTGGAACATTACCGGTGCTCGATTACCGAGCGGAAGTGCCACGGCTGTACCGCGTTGTGGTGCTGGCAGGCAGGATGTGAAGT